ATGCTGACGCTTACCCTAAATATCCTTATTGGGTTAAACCAATGTACTTTTCTGCTGTTGAGTGGTATGCAATGGCAGATTGGATAACAATGACATTTGGGGATAGTGATTGGTCAACCCCTAATAGTTGTTGGATAGGCAGTGATCGTAAATATTGGTTCCGTAATGAAGCAGATCGTAATTGGTTCATGTTGAGGTGGCTATGAATAATATAATGGTTGAAGATTTTACAAGACGATATAATGCCAGGATACATTATCAGTATTATCGCAACAGCCCCCATGCCTCACTTGGAGCATTAGATTACACTGATTCCAGAGATAGAGTAGAGATTGAACTCCCCGTAAGAGCATTTCAGGATATGGTTCGTCTGGATAATCGTGCAGAGGAAGATAGTAGAGAGCAGCAGGAAGAACGACAAATTCGTGCAAAGTATCCTGCAGTGGCTGATGCATATGACAAATATAAAATGTTACTGGCGTTATGCAACTAATTGACTACATTGTAGACAAGTATCTAACTTGGCGTATTGGGCTAGACAAACAAACCCGCGATCATCGCAAGTGGTACGAAGAAACAGTTGTACATAGTGCCGGCACGATTGAAAATATGTTTATGAATTTCAAATACATACTTCCAGTCTCCACTGAGATATTTAATTCTTCTGACCCATTTGGTTGGAACCCGAGTAAAGACTTTCGGCAGTACATGTATCCTAACCGAGCGTTAAATAACTGTGCAGTATATTACTTTGCCCGTGGTTACAGAAATCAATGGGATGGGAAATTTCATATTAATGATATGTTGCACGAACAAGACCAAGTATTCGTAGCAACCAACAATGAAAGGGATGCTGTGATGATAGCATTAAAATTCACATGAGCAAATTCGTACACAGAACAGAACGCTATTTTGGCAGCAAAATTAATATACATACTATCTCTTGGAAGGGACAAGAAGATGTTGACACCAAAGAAGTAAAGAAATGGTGTAAGAAGAATTTTGGCAACTCAGGCTATGATGATGAAACTAGTAGCAATCGTTGGTTAGATAATAGTAAAATTAGCGAGATAGTATTAACTCGTGATGAAGATTTAACTTTGTTTTTACTACGATGGGAATGAAGTATGTGACTTTGCCGTACGATTTGACTTGGGAAGCATTAGCTTGGGCCAAAAAACATTCCCCAAGTTATGTTACCAATGATCTACATCAGGATGGGTACAATCACTATGATCTTTATCAGATTGATTACTTTTTTAGTGATGAGCAAGATGCTATTTGGTTTAAGTTGAGGTGGACATGAGCAAGTATAACATCAAAGGTATTTTCTTTTGGAAGGAAAAATATTCACATTGGATGCCCTGTGGAATTGGCATCAAAGAAAAACTCTGGTGGAGCTTTGTTCCCGGTGTTGTTATCAATGTTGCGTGGCCTGATGGTCCAATAATTAAAGAATTCATTGATCAATATAAAACGGACGAGCAGTGGTTGTCAGCAGATCCAAACGTTCATTATAGGCCCTGGATGGAAAAACATATTGGAAAACAAGGATGGGATTGGGACTGGGGTCTAGCCGATCGGGATGCTACCGAGAACCGATTAACCATAAAGATTAGACAAAAGCATGCCAAATATGCTACAATAGCAGCATTGAGATGGTCATGACCAATATATCAAAGTCATTCCAAGATTATGATCACGATGATCCTGATATAGATTTCAGAAAGAATCGTTGGAAGTATTGGAAGCTACTTAAACAAGCAAGAGTAGAATTCATGGAAGAAGATAAGACAAATTATTATGACCATGATTTTGAAACTTATATTGAAAATAAGTATGGACTAAAGATGATCTTAGTCAACGGTAACATCACTGATGGTTACACGATAGTGGACGAACAAAAATACTTGATATTCTTATTGAGGTTTCAATGAAGAATATAGACTGGGAAAACATTAAGCCAGGATGGCATGAACTAGTTATTAAACTTAATATGTATGACCTAGCTGAACAGCGCATAGAGATAATAGATTGGATAATAGCAAACATACAAAAATCAGAGAGGCATTGTGTGTATGCTTGGATGCATAATGAGATTTGTTGGCTATTTAAAATTAAATTTAGATATGAACGAGATTACATTTTAGCCAGATTGAGGTGGTAAAACTATGGCAAAAATCATATATAGCGGAAATTATGCCCCAATTCAAAATTATACCAGTAGTAAACTTTGCCGTGACAGTAAAACAACATCAGGTAGCAAAACAATCTACCAAAGAGATTGTAGTTATCATAAAGAAGATCCAGTTAGCCTAGTAAAATGGATGAGAAGAAATTTCGGTGAAAGACACCATGGTTGGGACTTCTCCTTAGTTAGCGGATGTGTTATAATAGAGTTGTGGGATGCTAAGTTTATAACAATGTATGAAATGTGGTATATGTAATGACTAAATTATATGATAAGTATGAGTTATTTGATTTAATTAGAGGTCCAGAACCTATGAAAGACCTTTGTGCTAAGTATAATAAACTTAAAGGTAAAAATATTTTCAAAGATTTTTTTGATAATAATGATTGCGAACCCGGTGAGATAGATTGGATTTATAATGGATATATCTACCATCTTTATGATGGGGATTTTTATGAAATAAGTTGTGGGGTTCGGGATCCATATGACAAAACTGAAAATATATATCCGGAAGTTTGGTTTTCTATAGGACTTGAATTTTGCATAAATTCTACTGCTACAAATGCTATAAAATCTATAAATGATTATCCCAGACTTGAAGAATTTCGCAAATCATTTTCCATAAAAACTTTTTCAGATTTTATTAATGCTTTAGACGGTTGGGAAATGTTTGTTAATGAAGGCGCAGAAAAAATAAGAAAAAACAGAAATGAATGGTTAGCATATCTATCTCCGGCTCCTGACACCAGAATGCTTTATTCTTACATTAAGAAGAACTTGCTATGTGAAATAGAATCAAGTTTAACACGCACACTAGAGTTTAAAAAACAACCTCATTGGGCTGAGGACTTGTAATGACCGATCTGTGTGATGTGCGAGTTGTAGGCAATAAGTATGCAGTTACTTGGAATAAACACATCACTGGTTTAAGTGTTTATGGCCCCAAAGTACATCTGTTGCTTAATATGATGTTAGACAATGTTAAATCATCTACAGTTGGAATTATATTAAGTGATGGGAATGTAATGTGGATAAGTTCAACCTTATTGGTTACATTGAGATACGACACACTAACAGAATATCTTGAGCGTGTTGGTAGGGTGTTTGACGAGACACAAATACTAGGTGCTATATTTGATAACACAACCGATGTTGAAGTTTTTACTAAGCGCCTTGAACAAAAATACATATGGCATATACTAAAGAAATGAGGAAATAAAATGGATATTATGATAGATATTGAAAGTTTGAACACGACACCAGATTGTGTGATTCTTACGATTGGTGCAGTATTGTTTGACCCTCGCGGTCAGGGCATTATTAGCAAGATTGAAATTAGACCTACGATTGAAGATCAAACAGAGATTTACAATCGTAGTATCAATGATGCTACTTTAGAATGGTGGGGTAAACAAAGTACAGAAGCTATTGAAGAAGCTATGGGTGATCAAGGTCGTGTATCATTTAGTGATGCAATGAAACAACTGTATGACTTTTGTTGGAATCATGGTAAGCCATGGAGTCATGGAGCACCATTTGACATTGTGGTTATGGAACATGCTTGGCGACAGCTTGGTTTAAGATCACCGTGGTCTTACGGGGATGTCAGAGATACACGAACATTGTTTGATATCACCGGTGTTAGTCTTAGAGACAAAAAATATAAAACTTCAACCACACACAAAGCAGTAGAAGATGCAGAACATCAAGCAATTGTGGTTCAGGATGCATACATGAAATTAATGAAAGCAGGATTGGTTCAACCACGATGAGAATAGATAGTGACATTGACATTGATTTTGCCGATAGATCAAAAATATTACAGTGTATAAAATACACAAGCGCGGCAATGCGTAATGTTAATCCTATTCGCAAACATGCAACTGGTGTATATGTTACCCCTATTCCCTATGACCCTATCAATGACATAGCTAGTATTGATTATACAGTAGCAGAAAAGCGCGGATACTTTAAACTAGACTTATTGAATGTTCATGTCTATGAGAATGTCAAAGATGAACAACATCTCAATGAATTAATGGTTGACCCCGATTGGAGTAAACTTAAGGATAAATCTTTTGTTGAGAAACTAATTCACTTGAATAATCAGTATTACAACTTAGTGAAGATGCCAGAACCCATAGACAGTATCCCAAGATTAGCAATGTTTCTAGCAGTTATTCGTCCTGGCAAAAAGCATTTAATCGGGAAAACTTGGAGTGAGATTAGTAAAACAGTGTGGGATAAGGGAACTGACGGTTACATATTCAAGCGTTCGCATTCTTGTGCCTACGCACAGTTAGTAGTAGTACACATGAACCTCTTGTGTGAGCAGGAGCGTAACGGCGTGTAATTTCTTGAATAGGCATAAATAATATTATGCCTGCACCAAAAGACTATATAAAAATTCAATACCCTAGAAAATGTAATCATTGCGATTATATTTCTAATAATCCACAGATGTGGCATTATCACAATAAAACACATGATCCTATTGACGAGGATCAATTATGTGATCACGGTTGCGGACAACCTGCACTTTTCAGAAACACTGGTGGAAAATATTCCTGTGTTAAAAATTCTTTTACTTGCCCTGCATACACTAGCAGACTTTCAGCTACTATAAAAACACATTGGCAAAGACCCGAAGCAATTGAGCGTAAAGAACAAACTAAGGCAATACTATTGAAAACAGCATGTACACCTGAAGCAGTTAATAAAATGAAAGAAACCAAAAGAAAAAAATCAGGTCTATTAACACCGGAAGATGCTAAAAATTTCAGACACTACGCTAGGGCGATACGTGAGAGGGCACAGATGTGGGCTACTGATAATGGGTATAAATTAGGGCAACAAACTTATCATGTAGATCATAAGTTAAGTATACTTGATGCGTGGAAATTAAATCTACCAGCTGTGATTGTAAATCATCCTGCAAATTTACAAGTGATAGAAGCAAAAAGAAATAGTAGTAAGGGAAGTAAGAGTAGTATTACTGTTGAACAGTTATACGAAATGATTAGGACAGTCGCTTAACTAGTGTTATGGATCTTCTTTTTGAGCGGCGCTTACCTAAATCACTCATACTACAAATTGGACCGTGAACTACGATTAAACTCTTATTATTGAATGTTCTTAGATATGGTTTAAAAATGGCCCAATCATCCTTTAAGAACAAATTAATTGGGATAAGACGATTTGATTCCCACCACCAGAGTTCTCCTAGTTCTAGAAACTTTTCTTTTATACTACTGTCTGCAATAGCACCGTAATCGTATATAGTGGTAACCATGTCATCACGATTTTGAACAATTCCAACATAATCCTGACTGGCATAGGAGCAAACGGTGATGAACGGATGTAGTTCTGTAAGTTTCCTGAAGAATTCGTTTTGGATCATTGTTTTAGTTAACAGTTTATTTATCGGGTAACCAAAGATATTCAAATTAATATAATAGACTAAATATGTGATAGGAGCCTACATTTGTGTATTCAACATCAGTATTTTATTACCTTCAGCGCAACATTGTTGTACTATTGTCAGGCTATTCACCGAGGAGATATATGCCACAATACGCCAAACCCCTAACCCTACATAAGGGTGTGGATAATCAGATCCAGTTCCAGTTCATAAATCAAGAGCAGCGGCCCATTGACATTACCGGAAAAAGCATAACTTGCCGTATATTAAATTATATGGGTAATGAAATTCTATTGCAAAAAGCATTGACATTACAATTTGCTGCTACGGGTATCTGTGCGTTATTCTTAAATGCTGCGGATCTTGAAGGGATTGAGGCTCAGAAATGCTATTACACCTTGGAAATTCCAGTCAATGAATTTGACTTCCCTGTATTTGTAGATCAAAACGCCGGCGCCCGTGGTGTAATGAATATTGTTAATAGTGTATTACCTAACTTTGTCCCATCATATTTTATTACAATTCCAACTGGTCAACAATTCCCAAATACACCAAACAGCAATGGAAGTAGTCTAACCTATACTACAAGTGTACTAAGTACCAGCAATAATCCAATATTGACCATACAAACTGAATATATTGAATTTTACGGCAATACAACCATTCAAGGTAGCAGTATCGTAGATAACAACTGGTATAACATTGTAACTACTCAAGAAGTATCTAATGTTACACAAACGGTTGGATATGTCATTCAAGGATTCCATCCTTATATCCGAATGCAATTTACCAGCAATGCAGGCGCAGTGACTAATATATTGACCAGATAATTGTGAGTTGACTAAATAGTAGTGTAGATCACGGCTTGCAGGCCCATCTACTCTAACGCCAGAAAGGGCATCAGTATGACTATTTATTACCTAATGGTAAAGACCCATAAAATCACTGGATTGAAGTATCTATGCCAGACAAAAAGAAAAGATCCGCATAAGTACCTAGGGTCAGGTACCCGTTGGAAATATCATTTAAAAAAACACGGAAAAACTATTTCTACTGAAATCATCTGCGAATGCCACTCAAATGCCGAAATAAAAGAAAGAGGGCTATATTTCAGTGAGTTATGGGATATAGTAGAAAGTAAAGATTGGGCCAACTTAATACCTGAAACCGGAGAGGGAGGAAGTAATACCCCTGAAGTCATACAAAAAGCAAAAGAGACTAAGCTAAAAAACAAAACATGCACTACTTACAGTCACATTAAAGAGAAAATAGCAGCAACAAAAATAAAAAACGGTACTACTTCGCCTAAGTGGGATCCGGCAACTATTGAGTTGGCGAAAGAAACAAAGCGACAACGCGGTAATGGATCAAATTCGCCTTCCGTTAAGAAGAAAGTACGCGACACTAAACTATCCAAATACGGAACATTAAATCCTTGGACAGAGAAGTCAATTGAGAAAGCACGGCAGTCTAGAATAAAAAACAACAATACAGTCGCTAATCCAATCGTGAAGGCTCGCATGATATCAACTCGTATTAAGCGCGGTAATATGAATTGCAATACACTAGACTCAATTAAAAAGTGTAAAGCGACTGTAAGTAAGAAATTTATCAATAAATATTTATTAGTAGCGCCAGTGGTATGGGCAATGTCGGAAGAGGGCATAAACATGTGCTCAATATCAATTGCGCTATGTCTTAATTGGTCTACTGTGAAAAAAATAATAGAAAGGCGAGCATTGTTCGCCACAATGTCACCGTAACTATTGCTTTCAGCGGGTGGATGTGATAGAATATCGGATGTTCAATATTTTAAACATCTTACCTGGCAAAAAGAAACAAACAAGCTCGGGCTGGACCAGTTTTAATGCTATCTGCTGTACCCACTTTGGTCACAGTCAAGATAAAAGAATGCGCGGTGGTATCAAGTTTGATGGTGCTAACTGGACGATGCATTGTTTTAATTGCGGGTTCAAATGTAACTTTGTATTAGGCCGTTCAATAAGTACTAAAACTCGCAATCTATTAGTTTGGTGTGGCGTTGATGATCAACAAGTCAAGCGATGGAGTTTAGAAAGTTTACAACAAAAGGACTTGATAGACTTTACTCAACCCAAGAAACAACAGATAAAAATCAAGTTTAATGATCACATACTCCCTGAAGGTGAGATTGTAGATAGTAATAACCCATTGCACAAAGTATATGTAGAATATCTGCAAAGTAGGAAGATAGATAGTAATGATTATCCTTTCTTAATTACACCAAATGACATAGGTAGGATGGCAAATAGGGTAGTAGTCCCGTACACTTATAAGAATAAGATTGTAGGACATACTAGCAGATTTCTAGATAACAAAATTCCCAAGTATATCAATGAACAACAACCGGGGTATGTGTTTAATATTGATATGCAGAAACCAGAATGGCAAGTATGTCTAGTAACAGAGGGTATATTTGATGCATTAAGTATTGATGGGGTAGCATTAATGCATGATGATATAAGTAGCGATCAATCATTGTTGTTAAGTACTTTAAACAAACAAATTATACTAGTTCCAGACAGAGATAAGACAGGACTAACATTATGTGATAAAGCACTAGAATTGGGTTATAGTGTTAGCTTACCTGATTGGGATAGTGATGTTAAAGATGTAAATGATGCAGTCGTTAAATATGGTAAGCTACCTACACTATTAAGTATACTACAGAGTGCAACTAATAGTAAAATCAAAATAGAAATGAGAAGGAAGAAAATTGTCAAAGCAGGAAACTAAAAAGCAGTTGGAATATACAGCCGATGTTCAGAAACTATTTCTGAGGATGATGATAACCAACGCGGAATTGTATACCCGTGTTATGAATATTATGAACAGTGAGAACTTTGAGCGTTCTCTACGCCCAGTAGCTGAGTTGTTTAAGTCACACACAGACAAATATAGAGTATTACCGGATACAACACAGATTAAAGCAACAACTGGTATAGATATTGATCCTATTCCAGAATTAAATGATGGTCATTATGAATGGTTCTTTGATGAGTTTGAATCATTTACTAAACGGCAAGAACTAGAACGAGCGATTCTTAAAGCAGCAGACTTGTTAGAGAAGGGTGAGTTTGAACCAGTTGAGAAACTAATTAAAGATGCAGTACAGATTAGTTTACAGAAAGACATGGGTACGGATTACTTTGCTGATCCAAAAGGTCGTATCAATAAGTATTTTAATTCAGGTGGGCAAGTATCTACTGGTTGGCCTCAGATGGATCGTATTCTGTATGGTGGAATGAGCAGAGGCGAATTGAATATTTTTGCAGGCGGCAGTGGTTCAGGTAAAAGTTTGGTGATGATGAATATTGCATTAAGTTGGATTCAAGCTGGTATGAGTGGGGTATACATCACCCTAGAATTGAGTGAAGAATTAACAAGTTTGCGTACTGATGCGATGTTGACTATGATGGGTACAAAGGCTATTCGCAAAGACATTGATACAACAGAACTTAGAGTTAAAATGGCAGGCAAGAAATCTGGTAAGTATCAGGTTAAGAATTTTCCTGCCCAAAGTAATGTCAATGACATTCGTGCTTATTTGAAAGAGGTGCAGATTCAAACTGCAATTAAGATTGACTTTGTAATGGTTGATTATCTTGATTTGGTTATGCCAGTATCCGTCAAAGTTAATCCAAATGACCAGTTTATTAAAGACAAGTATGTTGCGGAAGAATTGCGTAATCTAGCAAAGGAACTTGGTATATTGCTGGTTACAGCAAGTCAGTTGAATCGTTGTTTAACTCTGGACACAATAGTTATTGCAAACGGCAGCCCAGTAGAAATTCAAAATGTTAAGATAGGCGATTGGATCGAATCAAATGAGGGTCCGGTTCAGGTTCAGGAGAAACTGCCCGTTACTAAACAGCCGGTCTACAAAATTACTACAAAGTCTGGTAAAATTATTACATGCTCGGCAAATCACAAGTTTCCATCAGATAACGGGTTGCTGACCCTGGGTACTGGATTAAAAGTGGGAGATAAATTAATAGGAATAAATAGATAGTAACGGCAATACAACTATACCATGAAAAACATAATTCCAACTATTCGTAATAACAATCAAATTCTACAAAAAATTAACGAATGTACAGTTGGCCAAAAAGCAATCATTGATTCAATTGAATATGTAAAACGCGATAAACTTCTTATATATCTTGGCATTTACTTGGAACATAAATTAGACTTGTCTTATCTCAGGTCTAACTGGTCAGTAATAGAAAAATTAGGTCGAGATTCTTCGTCGAGGGCTAGCACGGAGTTGCGATATGGTGAGGAATACGGAAATATACTATTTAATAAAAAAAGCAAAGAGTGTGCGGTCGATAGAAATAAGTTAGTTGACAAATACGGAGAATTAAGGACCAAGGAGATGCTGTCCGGCCGTGCCGGAAGCATTGACAGTTATATCAGGCGTCACGGTGAAGCATTAGGAATTATTAAATGGAATGAATATTGTGAGAAACGACGAGAAACATTTAAATCAAAAAGGGGAACATACACATCACATGATCTTACTTGGTTTCAAAATAAGTATGGTAAAGATCAAGGATTGGAAATTTGGGACAAAAAGAGAAAAGATCAAGCATACAAAGTAAGTACTGCTTGGTATATTGAACAATATGGTGAGGAGAATGGACGAGCATTGATGAAAAAATGCAAGTCTAGATCATTGGCCTTTTTTATTGAAAAATATGGTGAAATCGAGGGCGAAAAACGATATTCATTGGTTGCTGAAAGACGAGCTAAGGCAGTCAGACACCGAGTTAGCAAGTGGTCTACCCAGTGCATTATTGAAATACTAAAGCAGGTAACTGATCTGTATTACTACGGTGAAAATGAGTTAATTTGCAACCTAGACAGGATAGCCTCGCTGGAGTTAAAGCAGCGAATTATACTTCCTGATATATTTTATCGCGGCGGCATAATTGAGTTTCAAGGTGATATTTTTCATGGCAATCCTGCGATATTCAAAGAGGGTGATACACCGCACCCGTACAAAAGAGAACTCACCGCAGGTGAAATACAGACTATTGACAGGATTAAGCATGAATTTTATAAGAGAAAAGGATATGAGGTATTAGAAATATGGGAAACACAATGGAAAACACAACCGGAATTGACTTTAAAGAAATGCTTGGATTTTTTGATACCGAGGATGAAATCATCTCAATAGAATATGTAGGTGAACAGGAAACAATTGATATCAATGTTTCTGGCAACCGATTGTTTTATGCCAATGATATCCTAACGCACAATTCAGCCGTCGATGAGATTGAATTTGACCACAGTCACATTGCAGGGGGTATCAGTAAGATTAACACAGCAGATAATGTGTTTGGTATTTTCACAAGTCGCAGTATGCGTGAACGCGGAAAGTATCAGATCCAGTGTATGAAATCACGCAGTTCAACGGGTGTAGGAATGAAGATTGATTTAGAATACGATGTTGAAACCATGCGTATTAGTGATTCAGGAGGTGAGGGTGAGGATAGTTATGCTCCAAAATCTAGTGCAAATGACATTATGAGTACATTAAAACCACAATCTACTGTCTCTGGCTATAGCGTTGATCAAGCCACAGGTGAAATAACAATTGCACCATTGACTAGGACCGTACATGCTGATGCACAGGGTGCTAAGTTAAAATCTTTATTGAACTCTCTAAAGAAATAATTATTTGATAATCGCATAAATACAAATAAGATAATTATATGCAAAAACAAACCCGATCCCTACTGCAGGAATTAGAAGCACTTGGTAATAATCGTGATACCAGTCACATTATTGAGAGTAGAGCCCATAATATCATAACCAGTGCGATTAATTTACTTGAGTTAATTAGTAAGCATTATCCAGAAGAACAAGCACAGATATTAGAGCGAAAGCTATTAAGTGCGATTAAAAGTAAGGATCAGCAGAGATTTGCTAAATCATTAAGGAAAAAGCCGTGAAATTGAATGAAATGAAACAACTAAAAAACGAAGCCATAGACTGGTCTCCTTTCACTGGGCACTACGACCAAAATCCTGCAGGCTACACACCTGGAGAAAATGTAGAAAAAGAAGGTAAACTCGCAAAGCAATTATTTGTTCGCAAGTTCATGCAAAAAGCCATTTCTGGCCTAGCCAGCGGAATCAATAGTGGATTAGTAGATCCTAATATAACAGGTGCAGCGCCAACTACTCAGCAACCACAAACACCTGCTCCGGCTGCTCCAGTTGCCGGAGCAGTTGGAAACATGGCTTCACAATTGGGCGGAAACAAACCAAACACAATGGCTAATACGCCTGTTAGTAAAACAAATACTGCGAAGCCCGGCAATCCAAATGCAGCCCCGGCATTATCAACCCCAGCAGTACCAAACACAATGGCTAATACGCCTGTTAGTAAAACAAATACTGCGAAGCCCGGCAATCCAAATGCAGCCCCGGCATTCGTGTCACCACAAACACCTGCTCAAATACGACAACAAAAACAAGCCACAGCTACACAAGCAGCCAGAGCAGGTATGACAGCTAAACCAGTAACAAAACCGGCAGTCTGGCGATCAGGTAGAAATCCAAGTGCTCCTGCAACTACAACTCAACAGGCCCCAGTACAAAAACCGGGTATGACTCAAGATGGTAGACCACAATGGGATCCGGCTACAGGTAAGGGTGCTAAGTATGATGGTGTAACCGGAGAAGCTACTCCTGCCTATCAAGCTGAGTTAGATAAACAAAAAGCCGCAGGAGAAGAACAATCAAAAGCTAGACTTGCCTCAACACAAAGCGCACAGCAAGCTACTGCATCTCCCACAGCCCCGGCGGCTCCAACAGCATCAACTGCAACCGGTGCAAATGCCGAACAAGCCGCACTTGATAAGATGAAACAAAAGAATCCTAAACTTGCAGGTATGATGGCACAGGCTGGAATGGATGCAGATGGGAATGATAAGATGTCACCGCAACAAACTGCGGCACTTAAAGATAGATTAAAAGCGGGTTCAGGATCAACTAGTGGACAAAGCGGGTTTAACAACTATGTAGGTGGGAGTGGTGAAAGAATGACGGGTGTTGATAAAAGTAGAGCCCCGATCTTTAAAAAGATTCAACGTGAAGGAATTTATTCAAAATTAAATAATATTTTTGAAGGTATTTTGAATGTCAACGAAGCCACCGGGCAATCAATAAGTCAATATATTCAAGGTTTGTTTTTGGAATATTTACACGGGGTAAAGGTACCCATGAATGACCCCACAACAGTGAATAAATTTAAAACTTTAGCTGACGAGGTTCAGGCTACATATGCTAAAGATAATGGAAAGAACGCACTTACAAAATTAGCAGATTTAGGTTGGGCACTTTCACATAGTCGGGAGGCAGCAGCACCACCTCCACCAGGAACGCCGGGTTCACCTCCGCCATCATTGCCGCCGGGTTCACCTCCTCCACCAGGCCCGGGGACTAATAGTAGAGTGAGACATATTAATAAAATCATACCTACCTTGAGTAAGAGTGAGTTACTTAGTCTTAAGAAAAATATTGATAAAATATTAGCAGGTGGCGGCGTTACCCCCTGAAGAACAAGCAAAATTTGATCAAAGTCGTTTTTCAAAATCTATAAGAAAAAATAAAGAAATTGAATAGTGTGTTAAACTAATTTCCAATTTCCTCTACGTTTTTGTTTCTCTCTTAGTAGTTTAGATATCGCATCGTCATTTAGTTGAGTTTTTAACATAAGTTCCTTTCTAGTACCTGTTTCAATTTCTCCGGTTAGAATGTTTTCTAAACTATAAATTTTTCTATCACTTTTTGGATGATTTAACCCTGTAACTCCTTTTAAGTGCATTGTAGGAGCCCAGTTATTAAAATTTCTATTTTTTGCTAAAAATGGATGTGTGCCGTTT